CATTATACAGCAAGTCCTTGAGCATGTCAAATGAGCCACGCACTCCCGAAAACTGTGTCGTTCCATCTTTCAAACGGATTTCCACACGCTTGGCAGCACCTGCCCAGTTACCTTTTCCTTCTTCGATAGAGACAATCTGGAACTCGTCGTCCTCAAACTCTTTATGCTTGATAAGGTTCTTAGAACGCTTGCCTTCATAAAGAGAGTCAGGAACACGGAGCATTTGGCCTTCGTAACCACTTTCGAGATAATGACCAAGCATTGTTTCAATTTCATTTTCGTTTTTAATCTCGAATGTCCTGACCAAATTTATACAACTCTGAAAATATATTTTAAGGTTCGGAAAGAGAAAGTCGTAACGTTCTTCGAATGTGCCATCCATTATACAGTCATATACCCAATACTGTATCATCTGCTTAGACTCTTCCAAATCAGCAGCAGTTGGCTTTGTCTTACGAGCCAGTGAAATGATCTTTTCAAAATCATTCTTGAGGTCATGATTATACAACTCACCATCAAGAACCACATCAGGATATTTCTGAAAGAATGGTTCTAATGCCTCACGAATATGCGGAGCAGAGATGATAGACTTGCCATTGCGAGACTGCATACCATCTTTTGAAACGAGACAGCGAACACCATCAAGTTTCGGCTGTGAACAATACGGAAACTTGTTATGCTTCTTGGCATCATACTTGTCGGCCAGCATACACTCATAGAACAAATCATCCTTCGACTTAGCAGCAGTAACGCTAGTATAATACTTGCCTTGAAACTGCTTCTTTACATAATGAGCATTTACTTCATTAGCAACCTGCATAGCAACGTCGGTCGCATTGGCACGACCAACATTCTTTTCAGTAGGATACTGCCAACCCGAAACTACAATCTTGCCACCATCGATACCAGAATGTGTCCGATACTTCTCGCTGTCATGTTCGATCCACCAAACACGGGTCTTACCTTTAGTGTCAATCTTGTATAGTTTCGGAAGGCTAATCATTACCAAAATCTCCTCACAAACAACGGCCCAAATCTGTAACTTCTATATGGGTTCCCACTGTTGAACCTTTCCACGATATGAAACGCCCAGTGTTTAGGATTCCATATCCAGTGGATTTCAATCTTGTATAGTTTTAGAAGAGGATCGACCATTTGCCCCATTTCTCCTTACCAACAGGCTTACCAAAGTCTACTTCTTTGTGAAGTCTACTTTTTTGTGCCGAGTCAAAGATAAACTCTAACTTCTTTTCTCTCGGCCATTCTCTTAGATATTCATTTTCACGGTCGAACAGTTCGATATATTCATCTTCGGTAACAACATGGTGCGAAAAGACTTCTTCTGAAATATGATTTTGCGTGACCTCTGTTAGAGAACTATCAGGTAGATCGACATTCCATACAACATCATCAATGGCATTTTGATTTGGTTCATCATCAGGCAGTCGCACAGCATATACATGCCGAAATGTTGAAACGGTTTCTACTAGGACAATCTTGCTCATTTACTTTCTCCGAATTGGTTGATGGTCGTGGGCCCGCTGCAACAAAGAGTGATAAGAACCATAAACAAAACAAGGACCCCATCCAAGGTTCTTTCGTCTTTTTATTACCATACTACGCCAATATCTTCTCGGCGGCACTCGACCAGCCGTTCTAGCCATCTTTTTCATTATTTAACTCCACATACCAGTGACGGCAATAGAAATGGTCACCGCAGGCATCTATCTCATGCTGCGGATAACCATTCTCTAATAGCCATTTGATCGTGTCTGTAACATCCTCTGGAAGAACTTTTGGAAAACCGTAAAGCCAACCAGAAGGTGGATCAATCATCTTAACCTTTGACATTTCATTCACCCTGATTAAAGTTGAGGTTGACATTGTTATTGCGGAGATTGTTATTGACCACATTATACTTGAAGCAAGCCTGGCTATTAGAGCTTCCGCTATTGATACAGTCTTGCATTAGAATGCCGTTATAAATAGCGGCAATAAGCGTAACGCCCATCAAAATCTTTACAAGAATGGAGAGTGTATCATGGCGCATTTTTCAGACCTTTCTTGACTTCGTTTATATGAGAACACCACTTGCGATATCCGAAAGCCGTGCAATTACAAGAGAAACGTCCGAACGGACCGCTTGTAACCACATACTTTCTCTTTTCGCCATCGACCAGATATACACCGTCAGGACGATTTGATTTGTCAATCTTGATATCCGTTATATTGTTCTTATTGACGATGCGGACTGGGGCATCAATATCACCAGTCGTCAACATAAACTCGTCTTTGGATAGCCATGACGGACGTGGCAGATAACGACCAACATATGTGTTAGAGTCTGGCTCATAACAAGCATGGGAACATTTATGCTTGTGAACATTTCTAACAGTAATCTTGATACGTTTACCTACCAAGTCCATCACGGCACTCCGAGTTAAGCAGCCTTAGGCTTATTATACCACATATCTTTGTAATCTTCAAGGTTCATTGTGCCCATTCGAGTGTTATGTTCCGCACGAACCATCCGAATGTTGCTACGATCATTGGAACCACCTTCATCAAGTGGAACAATGTGTGCAGCATGAGCATCTTTGAACTTGAGCGGCTTACCATCAATATAGCATTTGTTATCCTGACTCTGTAGAATTTGCTCACGCAATTCCTTGGTAAGGGTTTTGCGTGATTGTTTCACAACAAGAATACCATCTTCAATAAGGGTATCACAGTCCATAAAGCGATTTTCGATCCACTTGATATTATCAAGCCAACGATTTACGCTACCCTTACCGTGATTGTCTTTGAACATGGCAAAGCGATTGCGCTTTTCTTTGCTGTTATCATAACCATTGAGTAGCTGCAACGCATAGGCATCAAAAGTGTCTTTATGAAAGCGGATCCAGGCAAGACGGAACTGATCATAGTATCTATCCATGTCAGTAATCTTGAACGAGTCATAACGAGACTGATAAGTGAACCATAACCGAATAAGCATGATGCATTCATCTTCGGTCATTTTCGCCTTAATGTCTGCTAACTTGTTTTCTGCCATTGCAAAAAGAAAATCAAGAACCTCTGTGACTTTCTTTCGCATAATGTCAGCCTGAGCCTGTGTTATGTTAGTATCATAATACATCTTTTCAATGTCAGGATCATCCACATTGCATGGCTTGGAACCATTATACACGATAGTAGCGATGCGAGCAACCAGACGATCATAAGTCAGACGATTAGGAGTGAACGTCAACCATTCACCAATCGTATCACCCTGGGTACCTTGCTTAACATCGAAAAGATCGTGACAGAAAGTCTTGGTCTTACGATCGGTACGAGCCAACTGACGAATAAGATTGGCAACAGGAACATCGCCAACGCCATTTACCTGCTCTTGATGATTAAGAGCCGTAAAGTTATTCGAGGTAGCCCACAGCATCGCTTTCTGTGTCGGCGACAGATTACGATAGATCACGATACGAACCTTGAAATTAAGGAACATATCACGTTCTTGGTCGGTCAAATCCGAATATTGCTTGTAACCGATCATCTTAGTTTCATAAGGATTGGTACAAAACTCTCCACGAAAGAATGCTCGGATCGCACGTTTGCGATGACCACCATCGATGGACTCATACTTTTCACGATACTTTAAACGCTCTTCTGGAGTGCGCTCATTGATCTTGATTTCACCAATGTCTGTGCCTTTAAAGATAGAAGACACGATACCCTGCCGTTTCGTGGCAGTCTTCTTCTTATCAGACTCAAACTTATCGTTGGTCGTATCAATTCGCTGATGGACAGGAAGGACATCAATGTCCGCCATTAGATCGATAAGTTCTCGAATGGTGATGATTTTCATCTCCCATTCCATAAGATTTCTATCATAAAGCGAACTCATGCGGGAGATTTGCGAAGACGTAGACATTATATATTATCCTTTCACATTCAATTTATATCAGAGAAGGTTCTTGAGGTCAAGACCTTCGACCGAGTCCCAGTCACCATCGACATTGAAGGACGTACCGACTTCACCAGTCGTGCCGAAAGTCTCGGTCACATCATCGAACTCACGGACACGCTTTGCCAGCTTCTTATGAGCGGCACCAACTTCCTTGAGTTTAGCAAGATTAGCTGCCTTGATTTCGGCAACAGACTTGGTGGGCTTAGTCTTAGCAACGACAGGAGCAACAACCTTTTTGGTTGCAGTCTTAGTCTTAGCAGCGGGTGCTGCCTTAGTCTTAGCCGTCTTAGCTTTGGTGCCACTGCCCTTGCTCTGGGCCGCAGCCACCAGCGCCGCAGCATTTGCGGGCTCTTTGATAAGGGTGTAGGATACGACATTGCGGCCGCTCTTAGCAACCGAGAAATCATAACCAAGGATCTTGAGATAAAGGACATGCTTGGCAGCATAGTTGCCCTTGCCGACATGGTCGTTAATCTGCGACGGAGACACAGGCACGCCGGGCTTGGCAATCTCAAGGACCTTGAGAAGGGTAGGAGAGAGACTGGAAAGAGTATTGTTAGCCATTTAGAACCTCACTTTTCGACTTTATGGACATATTATAGCACATGGAATGGAAGATGCAAGCGAAATCGTATGTCAACGACTGCGACAGGTTGTCGCACCCATAGTCTATAGAATGGGTAGAGTGTATACAATCAGCATCCAGGGTCATAATCGTGCCACTCTAGAATTTCGTCGGGCTGACCATCGTCCTCGTCCGTTTCCTCGTCATCAAAACCAAAGGAATTGTAAAAATCCTTTACATCGGACTCGGACATATAGTTAAGAAGGTCCCGGATCAATTCATCTCGATCCCAAAGACATTCATCAACCATTTCGATTATCTTATTCGTGTATTTACGGACCATTTTCATCACCTCAGTTGTAAGAAGTAAAGTCGCCAGGAGCATCCTCACCGAAAAACTTTTCAAGGACACTCTCAACAAACCACATACCAACTTCGACCGGCATACGCTCATTTACATATTCAAGGACGTCTCGGTCAGACATTACACCGGGTTCCGACATAGCATCAATCACTAGATTTTCTGCCATAAGAACCAAATCAGACATACGTGACATATTAGTCCTCCGAATTAGAGAAGATGGTGAGAATAGCAAGAAAGCAGATAGGACCGCCTAGCATTGATATAAAAATCTGAAAGGGAAGGATATCCCAATCGGTTTCATCTTTTAGATAGATGTCGGGATATGTGCGTTTCATTAGATACATAAAAACGCCCTGACCGATTAGACCGACGATAACCCAAGCTAGAATGAAAAGCATTTATATCTCCTTGTTCCAACCAACTTGAAGATAACCATATAGAGCCATATCACGATTGAAAATTTTATACCTCATTTTGGCGGTACGTTCGGACAAACCATAAAACGTATGCCGCTTACCATGCTTATCGACAAAAAAGAAAGAATACACTTTGTTGCTCCATATACGATTGATTGTTTCCGCATCGATAAACTTAACTTTCATTTTATTTCTCCTTACGCATTCCAGCCGAGCATATCTTCCAGAGCCTTCTGGTCGATGGTGTTAGCATTAGCAGAACCGATCCACTTATTGATATGCTTGGACGTGGTGCGAGAAAACTTGGTAGCGGTACGGAAATAACCCATGCCGCAGATATAGACTGCCACAGGCGTCTTGTAAGAAATAAGAAAGCGGTTATAACCGTGCTGGATTTCAAGCTGGTTGGAACCGATGGACTGGGCACGAATAGCGATGGATGACATGTTAGATCCTTTCTCGATTATGGGAATATATTAACACATAGGAAGGAAAGAGTCAATGGGAATCGTTTGTAAACAACTGCGACAGGATGTCGCACCTTAGGCATAGCCGTTTACATTCCTCCAGAGCGGGCTGGAGAAACCGAGCATTGGACAGCTATATACGCACCAAAACGACCAGGACCGCTCTCCAGCCGTCGCTGGCCTCAGGCGATCCTGGTCTATAAGCACCCATTGGAATATAGAATGCGCTCCGAATGTCTACAGATCAAAGTCTATAGTTTTGGTAGCCTTTTGCGATTGTATACAGTTTTCTTGTCTACAATCACCTTTTGTCTACATTGAGGTTGTCGGAGTGCTTTCGCTACTGGATTCGGTTTTCGTTTCATTTTACCCCTTCACATTCTATGTTTACTAAATAGTAATGTCCGTCACGGTGTTGACGCACCCACGGACTCTAATACTGTATAGGAGTATCAGCAATGTTATTTATATCCAACAAGTATACCACTTGGTATTTCTCCCTTATAGAGAATCGCAAATCAACTATTCCAGAAGGATATGTTGAGAAGCATCATATTATCCCCAAATCTATCGGAGGAACCGATGACTCCGATAATCTTGTCGCATTGACCGCAAGAGAACATTTTTTAGCACATTGGTTACTAACCAAAATGACTAAAGATAATGAACAAGTAAAAATGAAACATGCTTTGGGTGGAATGACTGGTAATAATCACAATGGAAGGACTCTATCATCTTATCAATATGCGATTTGTAGGCAATCATTTAGTGAAGCACGAAAAGGCGTTATTTCACCCCATATGCTAAGATCGGGTGAAGATCATCATATGTTCGGAAAGAAAAGACCAAGACAATCACTCCTTATGAGCGGTGAAAATAATCCAAACTATGGCAAGTTTGGTGAAAATCACCACTGTTATGGTAAGAAACATAAAGACGATAGGACAGAGAGAATGACTAAAACTTTACAGTCATTAGGCAAACTACCCTGTCCTAACTGTGGCGAAATGATTTCACCGTTGAACAGTCAACACAAAAGACGTTGTATCAACCTTTGATGTTGACCACCTGACGGAGACGGTGGACAATCTCAACAAGGTCATCCTGGGCAGCCATGACCGCACCGATATCCTTGTAAGCAGCCGGCGACTCGTCGATAACATCGGCATCCTTACGGCACTCGATACCCTCGGTCGCCTTGATATGATCCTCTAGCGTGATAGCCTTACGTGCCGCATTGCGAGACATACGACGACCAGCGCCGTGAGAACATGAACAAAACGACTCATGATTACCAAGACCACGAACGATAAACGAACCCGTTCCCATCGAACCCGGTATGATACCGAGGTCGTTCTTACGAGCCCGAACAGCACCCTTGCGGGTCACATACACATTTTCTCCAAAGTGGTTCTCCTTGGAGATATAGTTGTGATGGCAGTTCACAGCCTTTTCGTCAGATACAACGAATGCCGGCAAACGCCCACGAAGAACCTTTAGCACAGCGTCCATCATAACCTGACGGTTGAGGGCAGCAAACTCCTGTGCCCACGATACAGCCTCCACATAATCATCGAATAGCGTCGTGTTTTCTACCAGATAGGACAAGTCCTGATCCGGCAGATACGGCAAGATATGATAGCGTTCCATCTCACGCTTTGCAGCTTCGATGAAATACTGACCTATCTTGTTACCAACACCACGAGAACCAGAGTGTAGCATTACCCACACATAGTCGGCCTCGTCCAGACACAATTCGATAAAGTGATTACCCGTGCCAAGCGTTCCCATAAACTCGAAGGTCTTATGAGAAGCAATCTTCGGATGCTTTGCTAAGATAGCGTCATAACGAGACTTCAACACCGCCCAAGCATCTATGGCAGAACGGGACGCAAAGTTCGAGTTCCACGTTCCTTCGTCGTTCTTACCACCGTTGTCCGTGCGACCATGCGGCACTGCGGCCTCGATAGCAGAACGAAGCGGAGCAAGATTATCCGGTAAATCGTTCGCCGTCAGTGACAAGCGAACAGCCATCATACCGCAACCGATATCAACACCAACCGCAGCCGGAACCACAGCACCCTTCGTTGCTATAACAGAACCAACCGTAGCACCCTTGCCAAGATGAACGTCCGGCATAACCGCTACATGCTTATACACGAACGGCAAGGACGCTATATTTTCCAACTGCGTGCGAGCGTCGGCTTCGACCTCAACACCTTCGCACCACATCTTGAGCGGCGCACCACGACCTTGGACGAACTGATAAGCCATTTTATTTCTCCTAACGAGCCTCTACATAAAAATCGGGCTTGATATACTTATTGAGATAATACTTTTTATATCGTTCAACAGCAACCCGTGAAATGCCACGGAATGTTATGGTCGTGCTATCAACAAAATAGACCGACAGATTGTAGGTTTTCACATTAGCCATTTTATTTCTCCACACAGACATACTGGATCATAGCCTGATGATACTTATCAGGATATATACGAATAAGGGCTTCACCCGCCGCTTTACATTTGTCTAGCGAACTAAACTCCGCAGTAATTCCTGCCTTATAATATAAAAGAGCGATTAGAACGTAGGTCATTATTCTTTCACTCCTTCAGGAAGCATCCAAATGTTTACACCGTGAACCATAAAGTCCTTGGCATCTTTAAGTCCATACCCAGTAGCATGACGCACAGCCTTAATGGCATTGATGAACATGCGATATTCTTTTGAAGCATGAGTACGAATCTTTAGATCATACTTAATACCACGCAGAAGTCCCATAAGGACAGCGTTCTGTAAGTCCTCGCCCATTCCTTCTTTCAGTGAACGCCACATCTTCATGCCCTGCTCGTCTCCGTAATACTTTGTGATATCACGGAGAAGGTTGCGAGCACTAACAATAAGACTTGTAGGAAGCTCAGCCATAATATTGAACCTTTTCTTCTAGCCACTTTTTATAATCGTCGTGACTGAGATAATATTCAAGCACTACTTCAATAGCATCTCTCAAGTCATCCTCCTCTGGCATGGGATTTACAGCCATTGAACGATAATCATGTTTTAGATTTTCTACAACCAAATAGTCCACTTGGTCTTGATCTAAATCAACTGTCATTATCCTCTTCATGTTCCTCATCCTCATATAGTTCGTTTATAGTCTTCTCGTATTCAGTAGGTAGGCGTTCGCATGTTACGCTCTCACTGTAGTAGCCGTTTGAAGTTCCCAACCAACGAACAGTTACAGATCCCTTAATGGTACGAAAGTTATAGAAAGTCCAAGTGGCACTTTCATAATCCGCACCACCGTCCTGCGAGTCCTCACGAGCCTCAAGAATTGGCACTCCTACAAGGTCGTTAAGATCACCTACAATGTCCTCAATGCGAACACTCTCGCAACAATCCTGCTCGTGATAGAACTTAAAGGAAGGAGTATCGCCTGCTCCAACGAACAAGAGAACATCGTTGTCCTTTTCACCCTCGACATGGTGAAAGGTTAATCCTTCCATTTGGCTTAGATTATCAGCAAAATACTTCATTCTACAACCTCAACTCTATCTTCTGCCTTCATATACCAATCGGGAGCAGTATCGCTAACATTAGTCATTATCTATCTCCTTCTCATGCCAATCGACGAGGATGCTTTCCTTGCAATGCATGTCTCTTTGCCATTGTATGGCATGGTTAAAATCCCAAAGCACACCATTGGTCGCCTCAAGAGAACTATCCGCGGTAACTACATAAACGTATCTGCGTTCTTCCACTAGTGTCACTTCATACGTCGTCATTCAGGCACCATCCAAATGTTTACACCGTGAACCATAAAGGTCTTAGTGTAGATTACGACACCGACATTACCATAAAGTTCGGCAACAGTCGGCAGAAGTTCGGTGACAGGAACATAAACAGTTTTGTCCAGATTTGCTTCTGCCATTTCTCACCTATTGATTTGCCGAGTCGTCAAAAGCATTGACGTTCGGAACTGTATATTCATTGCCAGTCGCAAAGATGACCGTGTCGCCTTCAACAACTTCCGCAACCGCACGAAGGTCCCAAAAGCGATGCCAGAAGTCCGGCTTGCCAAAGACCTTGAGGGCGTTATATACACGCTCGTCCTTGAAACCGACAAAGTGGACAGCCATCGTTTCCTCATTTCTCATTCTATGGACATATTATAGCACAAGGAATGGAAGATGCAAGCGAAATCGTATGTAAACGGGTGCGACATTCTGTCGCACCCTTAGTCTATTGATTTTGTAGCAAGATTGTATTAGGCACATACCAAATGCTGGATGCGGTATATGGGCAGGTACTATAATCATAACTCACCCGAATTCCAGCACCATAGAGACTGACATAAAACCGAGCCATTAGTTTACTCCATCAAGAGCCATGATAAGAACGATACCGAAGATTAGACCGACAGTAACAACACCAAGGGCCATAATCTGAACCATTTTACTTTCGTCTAACATTTTAGTCCTCCAGAGTGCCAGGAACAACCCATATTGAACATGAAGTAAACATATTACCACCAAAGCTAGCATATGCTACACAATGACCATATGAAGGAATATACCTATGAATAACCATATCATGCCTCCAAAGTTCCGGGAACAACCCAATAAGATTGATGATCACTATTAGCAGCATATGCCACAACATGACCAAACACACCGAGATTGGCGTATATCATCAGATGATTAACATATACTATCATATCAATCCTCCAGAGTGCCGGGAACAATCCAATAAGAGATATCAGCATCGGGATAGATTTCATCCTGAAGCCAGGTGATAGCAGAATAACCACGGTGACCATCGTGATAGATAGAATAGAAAACTGTCATTTCAGACCTCCGTCAGAATAGCGACAAGCGCAAGAGATATAGGCGCACCGAATAGAACGAAAAAGAGAATAACGTCGGACACTATCGGTTCTCCGCATTAGAGATAAGATCGGGATATAACCACACACAAACACCGTGCCAAATCAACTGGTGCTCGGCCCAGTTATTGATCTGGGCAATGATGTGAACTGGGATATTATTCATTATGCAGCCTCCTGACCGAGTTTATCCGTATCATACACAATCGACTCGCCGAGAAAGTCTTCGTTGGCACGGGCACCAACTACACGGCGAGAGATAATATAACGACCATACGCTTCACCCTCAAAATCGACCAGAGCCGATTGGGCATCTGCCAGCGAATAATAAACGCCGAGCATATAATCACCCTCATAATCGATGCAACCGAAGAGAACGAAAACTTCCATCACTTATCTCCTACTTTGATATTTTTACCAACCGTGAAACCACGCTTCGGACGTTTAGACGATTTCACCTTGGTGATTTTACCACCGTTTTCAGCCCAACGAAGAAGGGCGAGACGCAAAACCACATCTTTGCCGTCTTGGTTTTTGATATGAAAGCGAGTATTTGACATGTTGGAACCTTTCTCGATTATGGGAATATATTAGCACATCGGAACGGAAGGGTCAACCAAAATCGTTTGTCAACGACTGCGACAGGTTGTCGCACATTGATCGCAGTCGTTGACATTCTTCTATCAAATATCAACATAGCGAATGGTAACATTGTCGATATTATATTCAACAATTTCGACGCTATATTGATCTAGATCAATCTTTTCTAAGACTTCTAGTAATACTTCTACGGATTCACGAAACTCTTTTGCTTCGGTCAGATTGTTGAATAACGGATCAAACTCTTGACGGATATTGTCGTTTATGTGATCATAAACAAGAATGGAATAATAGTTGGACATGATTTTTCCTTTCATCATAGGAACATAATACCACGGTAAAAGGAAGGAGTCAATAGAAATCTAATTGTAAACAGTGCGACAGGATGTCGCACCTCAGCTATTGCCAAGCTCAAGGCTCCGGCGCATCTTCCAGACCAGCTTTCTTTCTAGCTGATAAACCCGTGCCTGCGACAGGCCAAGCTCCTCGGCGATGGCATCGATGGTCTGGTTCTGATAGAAACGACGGACGGCGATGAATTGTAAACGTGGGCTAAGGCATTCGATAGCCCGTTTACAGACAACCTTACGGTCAAGGTCATGCATATTGATAAGTTGGAGAAAAGTTTCGTTTACCATTATCGGACGTCCGTATTGAGGGCAGGAGAGAGTTCACGGATAAGCTCACGCTCACGGATATGGGCAGCGGACTTGCCACGCACCACTTCGTAATAGCAGACTTCAAATGCGTCTGGACCATACTTGCGGATCGCTTTACATAGGGCCCAGTCACGTCCCTCGGTCAGGGCACGGTTTACATGCTTCTGCCAGCGACGGATAACAGACTTGGACACAGCCGACTTGTCTACATACGTCACGCCGATATATTCCAGTCCGTTTACAGACAAGGAATAGATGACATGCTTACGGTCGGTGCGGGCTTTGCGCTTCTTGATCATGGTCACATTATAGCACAATGGAACCGAGATGCAAGCGAAATCGTTTGTAAACGAGTGCGACAGGTTGTCGCACCTCTAAGTGACTGATTTCATTAATGATTTTATAAGTGATTGATTATAAAGCGATTTTATCTTAGTCAATTCTTCGATAGTATCAGATACTCCGCATTAGGTTCATTGACCTCGTTTTTACAATTACCTGACTTGATTGCAAATGTCTGACTATTTGGTTTATGATCAAACTTAAATATATTTATCAGTTTTTGATGATCGCCAATAATTTCTATTAGGTTATCTATCTTTACTTTGGAACGATTACTATATGATATAAGTGTGTATTCTGTATCAAACTTTGTCAATAAAGATTTGAAAGAATCCTCGACGACAGAATTGTTTGTGCTTTCAAATTCCGAGATAGCACCTTTGATCTTATCACTCGATACATCATATCTTCTTTTAGACGATCCGACTAAAACAGGACAGTCGTTCTTACATACTGTTGTCCATAGATGATAATAAGAAAAGTATCTTACTCGGGTCGTCTTTGTTTTTTCATTTGATGTTCCATATGGAGGATCGAAGTAGCAAAGATCAAAACTATCCTTAACATCGAAGACATTTTTAGTATAAACTCTATGATCTAGATTATCTATTACATAGTTAGGAACTTTAAGATGTAAAGGTTTATACGTTTTTGAAGACCAATTCTTTAGATATGAGACCTGATGACCCATATCATTTGATACATTATCTAGAGCCAACAACAGACTTGTTAATAACACGGATTTATCTATACAATCCATTGGATAAAGAATGTCTATCTCATTTCTAATTGCATCCAATTTTTCCGTAACATGCATTTGGAACGGTCTTTTAAAGCCATCTTCTTGAATCGAAGATCCATCTCTATCATAACCTCCGTAATTGATAGAGAACCATCCAACTGTTGGCGTTAAACTATTTAAATGATCTACAATAGACTTATAATAACTATGAGGCTGTCTTGCTAACAAATAACATTCGGCAATATGTTTGGAATAGATTGCCATATCATTGCTAGTCGTAACGAATCCTTTGTGTTTGAAAAACTGTGAGACTCTGGTGCTACCAGAAAATCCATCGAGGACATTTTTTAAAGAAATGTCCTCAAGAATTAGATCAATCTTTGGTAGTATCTTATTCTTACTGCCAGAGTATCTTATAGATTCATATCTCATTAACTATTTTTCCCACTCTTGAAACCCATGATAGAGGATAATTGATTGTATGTTCTTTATTCTTCGAATTGGCACCACGGCGAGTTAGATTGTCTTCTGTGTAATCTAGAAATGCCGTGGTACTTACCTTATAAATGTATTTGAGTGTTAGTCCTTCAAACACACCACAATAAAATGCTTTATTTCTGGTGATGCGTTCAAGACTATCAGGCTTTCTTTCAGGATCGGAGAACATGCAATCGATAGCAAAAGTTCCCGACTTTTTTCCATTGTTAGCAACTTTTTCCTGACAAGAAAGATACTCATAATAATTGATACCATCAGTAGCATCGGGGAGATGCTTGTTCTTAATGATCTTATGACCAAGACTATCTGCCATGATAACTTCTTTGATAAGACCTGGTTGTGTAATGTTATCAATTCCAGATTTTCTGAAAAGTTCTTGTGCTTTGTTTAGATGTTTAATTGCTTCACGAATGTCATCTGTAACATCGATCAGAATAGCGGATTCACTTATATTTCTCATAACGACACCTTATAAAGTTATTCAATGCTCGTAAAATTCGTCCACTTCGTCGTAATCATCGACATGTTCCATCCACGCCTTGGTCAGATTCCGAATAGGACGCTTCTTGGTCATGTCAGTCTGCGGACGCTCAATTCGCTTTCCGCCATACTTCTTGTCCTCTTCATATAGATCGACATAGAGAGGATCGATTTTGCGAGTTGGAGTCTTATTTTTCATAGAATGATATCCATGTTATGTTGGTAGCAGACCTTCGAATGCTTCACTAACGATTGCTGGCGTTAGATATGGCACCTTTAGATCCTTTCTAATCATGTTAGCATACACCTCGGCCTCTTTTGGCTCCAGTGATTCAAGAATCTGAATCAATAGTTCCTCTTTGCGCTTTTCTGTCAAAGTAGGAGGACACTGAGGATGATCCTTCACAAAAAGATATACACGGCGCAAGGCGTCAGTGATATGATTATAAGACATACCTGGCGGCACATCTTCGCTCTTGTATTCTGGGATTTTCTTGATACAAAATTCCACGTTAGGTGAGAATGCTCCCTGTAGAACACTCATTAGAGCAAAGTTTTTGTTTTTGCGAAGAACCTCAATTCTCTCCGCCTTTGTTTTAGCGTTTTTGAAATCATCAAAAACTTCATACACATTCTTAATAGCCATTAGAAGTCTCCTATTGACTCAATCATTGCCTTGAGTCCTTTGTCAATAAAATAGTTTAGCATCTTCTCTTTTGTAGCAGGCTTTGATTCCTCAAAAGCCACTACAATCTTCTTCTGAATTTCATCAGGTATATAGTCAAAATCAACCAGCATTTGATTACGCTTAAACCCACGAAGCATATCAGCGTTACAAAAATCCGTGGCATCTTTCTGAACCCATTCAGAGAGTTTCTTACTGTTTATCGGCTTCTGACGTTCACCAGCGGCAAAGCAGTTGTCAGGCGATAGAAAGTTTGGAATACCATCACCACGATCACCCTTTAGAATATGCTCACGAATGAACGTCTTAGGATCATCAATCTTGATGAACCGCTTTAGAATAGGAGAATACTGTGAAACGTTTGGATACTTCTGTAGTTGTGCGAAGTCTTTGTCCGATGACAAAATGAGAACACTGCCATGCGGAGCCAACCGAGCGGTTAGAACGGCAATAACATCGTCGGCTTCGGCACCTTCGACATTTAGAGTCTTATAGGGAAAGTTGTCACGCAGTTCATCTCGGAGACGATTTAGAACATCAAAGATCATGTTCCAATCCAGACCAGATGCCTCTCGGTCGTGCTTACGATGCGCCTTGTAGAAAGGAAACACATCACGGCGCCAGTAATGCTTGGAGTCGCAGCAAAGAATAACGTTATTGTATTTCGACCGAAACTGTTTTACATTGGATCGGATTGTATTGATACACATATGGCGAATAAGGTCTTCGCTCATTTCATGTTGTTTGGCCACAAACTTTAGATGCTGCATCAAGTTTGAGATAAGAACCTGGTTAAGGTCGATTAGCATGTAAGACATAATATTTCCTTATTGAGTGAATAGATACTATATCACTCTTCCTCGTCAGTGTCAAGATTATCTTTTGCTTGTGTCAATTCCAACATAATCTTTTCGATCTTTTCCTTAATCTCTTCCTTGGTCATTCCTTCACCACCTTCGATTAGCTTGACATTGTTATCCACAAAGTCATGGAGATGATGATCGATTCCAAATGACCGATATACACAAGCCTTGAGTGCGTCCGCTACCAGAACAAAGTCTTTGGAGAACTGTTTGTTTTCCACTTCGACCATACAGTTGTCAAGTTCCGTGATTAGCATTCCCGTTAGGTCATCAACAATAGCATCGGCCAACTTTTGGTCAGCCTTTGCTTGTCGTGCTATAAGATGCTCTTGTGGAACTTCTCGAACCACCTTATGTTTTGGAAACTCGATTACTTTGTCGGTCATTTGTTATCCTTGAAAACTGATTTGTCATTGTAACAAGTATACGTCACATAGCTCCATATTCTGTTAGCATAGTAGAAAGCAGCCTTTTCTGTAATATAAAGCATGTTATCACGAAACGGAGAACTCTCGATATTTAGAAACCTCTCGCCCATTCTCATACACGCTGCCACAATATTGTCCGTGATATCTTCTCGGTCAATATATCGAAACGGACATCTATTAGATGCTAGATGCTTTTCTAAGGAGGCATCGGTATCTGTAACAACAAACACTCCGTTGGAATCAAGCACTCGCCGAACTTCAATCAAAAACAGTTGAGGGTTATCATAACAATGCATCGACTCAACATTTGTTACGATATCGAACGTAGAGTTATTGAACGATATGTTATGAGCATCCATAACATAATAAGAATCGTCCTTGAATACCCTATTAGCAAACGAGATATTGTCCTCGCTGATATCGATCCCTGTGGCGCCAGCGAAACCATAGTTTCCTGTTTTGAACATATTGACCGCACCGCCACGACCACAACCAACGTCCAGAATATTCTTGTTTTCGGTCACAAGATTTTTCAGTAGATGTTGGTATAGGGATTTCTGATAGCCATTGAAGTAGTCGGATGATAGATCGACCTCAGGATCTTCTGTATAATATCCATGATTGAAAAAGGTCAGGATATCAGGACAGATTTCATTGAAGTGTTTATAATGTTGTATTGTATCTAACGGGTTCATTTTACTACTCTCAATAGAAGTGTATCAGTGTTGATACGACCAGTTGCTTTTTGTTCTGTTGTGGTGATGTTATCCATAACCTTGCGAAGATAGATTTTGCCACCTTCGAGAAGAGGTTTGATTACCGCTTCTGGCTTACGGAGTTTCTTTGTGACCGAAGTTGTCTCGTCAAATCCTGTAAGCGTAGACCCTCTGACCGAAAGGCCAGAATGACCCACGGCATTATACACAGAAAGATTACGAGTCTTAGCATTATAAACCCAAAGTTGCGAAGCACCAATAATCTCCTTAGGATCGATACTCTTATATTCATCATTGTTAGGTAGATAGTTCATCTTGGAAACCAGCACACTCGCTGGCTTTACCTTCTTCTTGCGTGGCTTACGAATAGTCTGACCAGCAGAATCCAGTTCTACCATATGATCGATTAGTCGCTTGATGAAAAGCGCCATGATTTTAAGAACTGGCTTACGCCAACCCTTATACGACTCAGCCAACTCTTTGTCTTTGCCTTCGAGGGCTTCGGTGATTTCATTGTATTGAGGACGGAAGTGTTCTGCAATCCTCTTCGCAATTTGCGGTTTAATTCCCTTCTCAAGGGACCACTTCTTAACATCGAACTGAATAACTCCTTCTTG